GATGCTTGGAAAGAAGACATGATTGACCCCGTAAAAAATAAGTACCCAAAAGGATAAAACATGGCATCAATTAACGCAACAACAAGTTCAGGCATAGTAGCCACAGCGGATAACACAGGACAGCTTCAATTACAAAGTGCGGGTACGACTGTTATGACAATAACATCTACAGGGGTAACAACTCAGGTAGGAGCTCCAGCGTTTAGTGCTTATTTAGCAACAAATACAAGTTTTTCAGCAAGTACGTGGTCTAAAGTTCCATGTAGTACAGAAGAGTTTGATACAAACAATAACTACGATTCAACAACCAACTATAGATTCACACCAACAGTAGCAGGGTATTATCAAATTAATGGACGGTGGGATTGTACGGTATCTGCAACAATTGTTTTGGCAACAATATATAAAAATGGTGTTGAATTTAAACGTGGCGTAGATATTAGAGCTAGTTTATCTGGAGCTACTGGCGCATCAGTAAGTGCTTTAATTTACATGAATGGTACAACAGATTATGTTGAACTATACGCATACGCAGCTGCAACTTCACCACAATTTGAAGGTGGACAACAAACAGCGTATTTCCAAGGTTTCTTAGCGAGGAGTGCATAAATGAGCTTAATAGTAGACGGCACCACGGGAGTAACCTTTAACGACTCATCTCTACAAGGAGCTGCAGCGTCACCTTATGTGCTAAAGAACCGTATTATAAATCAGTTATACCAACAGGATTTAGTTATGCAACTAAAATAACATCTTTATCTGCTTATACTGTTGGTTCAGGAGATTATTTTTCTTTTGACCAAATGATTGAAGGATATAATGTTGCAGATTTAGGATTTGGAACAGCTAATGCTAAAACAATTACTATTTCATTTTGGGTATATAGTTCATTAACAGGAACATTTGGTGCATCATTAATGAATAGTGCAAGTAATCGTTCATATCCATTTACATATACAATTTCTAATGCTAACACATGGGAACAAAAATCAGTAACTATTGCAGGTGATACATCAGGAACATGGCTTACAACAAATGGAACAGGATTATTTTTAAGATTTGGTCTTGGTGTTGGCTCTACATATTCAGGAACAGCAGGTTCTTGGGCTGGAACAACTTATGTATCTTCCACAGGTGCAACCTCATTGGTAGGCACTAATGGTGCAACATGGTATGTTACTGGTGTCCAACTAGAAATAGGCTCAACAGCAACACCATTTGAACGCAGACTTTATAATCAGGAATTGGCTAATTGTCAGAGATATTATGAAAAATGTGGGTGGGATCAAAATAGTGTGCCAGGTTCTACTTCTGGATATACGGGTTCAATTGTATCAAATTTTATGGGAACAGCATCAAGTGCATTTCAAGGAATAAACTGGATGGTAATAAAAAGAACAGCACCTACATTAACATTTTATGGAAGTATATTAGGGGCAACTGAAACTTCAGGTATTGTTGTAGATTTTAACTCAGGAAATTCATTAGGAACAGCATCTCCTTTAAGAATAGCAGATTGTGGATATGGACATTTTAATACTACAACAAGTAGTTCTTATGGTGCTTTATATAGAGTAGTTGCTTCTGCTGAACTATAAGGATAAATTATGTATAAATTAATTAAAGATTCAATTACAAATGATATAACAATAGTTAAAAGACTTTCTGATAATGCCTACATCCCATTTGACCCATCTAACACAGACTACCAAGCCTACCTAAAATGGCTTGAAGAGGGTAACGAGCCCTTACCTGCGGACGAATAATGTTTGGTAATTCCGCCTTTGCCGTAGCCCCTTTTGCAACCCTACGCCTTTGCCGTAGCCCCTTTTGCAACCCTAGGTGGAGGCACAGCATTCTCGTTTTCTATGATTGAGAATATCAACATGGCTGATACAAGTAGCCAAGTTTTTGCGTATGCACCGTCAGTCACAGAAAACATAGTCATGGATGATATTGATGCTACAGCAGGTTCATTCTTTGGACTTATCAGTGAATTTGTAGGTATGAACGATGTTGTTTCTATCAATGCACAGTTCCAATCAAGTTTGAATGAAAACGTTAACCTAGCAGACACAGAAAATATAGCAGCGCAGTTCGCAACAAGTAAGACAGAAAATGTAGTGATGGACGATGTAAGAATCGATTACTTTGCAGCACTACAATCCAGACTAGAACCTTTTGTGATGGACGATGTAAGAAGTATAGCTGCTAACTTTGTAGCGTCAGATACAGAAAACGTTAACCTAGCTGATACACCTAGCATCACAGCGCAGTTTGCAGTATCAAGAACAGAGAACGTAAACCTTAATGACTTAAATAAGTAGTCATGGATGATGTAGAATCTATTATATCTGTGTTTACCTTCTCAATTACAGAACCTGTCACGATGGCAGATGCAAACGCAACCCAAGCTAACTTCGGGGTAAATGTAGTAGAAAACGTTAACATGGCAGATACTTATACAGTGGTAGCTAACTTTGCGGTGTCTATTACTGAGGCTATTAGAATACTTGATGATATATGTTATAACGGCTGGTTTAAGATTGATGATTCACAAACACCTTCATGGACTGCTATAGGAGCTGCGCCTGCTGGGGTCTGGGTTGATGTAAACGACGCTCAAACACCAAGTTGGGGCGCAATTGATACCTCTCAACCATGTAAATAAGATATAATACGGATAACTAAAATAAAGGATTTATTATGGCAAGTACCTATTCAAACCTCAAAATAGAACTTATTGGTACAGGTGACCAGTCTGGTACCTGGGGGGTCACCACAAATACAAACTTAGGCACCGCGATTGAAGAGGCAATTACAGGAACAGCCGATGTTACCTTTGCAAGTGCTGACGTTACCCTAACCCTTACTAATACTAATACAGCTCAAACTGCGCGTAACTTACGTCTTAACTTAGTAGGTAGTGTTTCTGCTGCTCAAAACTTAATAGTCCCATCTATTGAAAAGCAATACATCGTTAATAACACATTAGGCTTTGACATTACAGTTAAGAATTCAACGGGTACAGGTGTGGCAGTGCCTGCAGGTAAATCTATGATCGTGTTTAATACAGGGTCAAACGTCGTTGAAGTGGTAACAGCTCTAGCTACAGGCACAGTAATTCCAGTGGCAAACGGCGGTACAGGAGTTACAACATCTACAGGTACAGGAAGTGTTGTATTAAGTGCAAGCCCAACTTTAACAGGTACACCCTTAGCACCCACTGCAGCACCAGGTACTAATACAACTCAAATAGCAACAACAGCATTTGTAAACACCGCAACAGGTACACTTGGTACTATGTCTACACAAAATGCTAGTGCAGTTGCTATTACGGGAGGCACTATTAATGGCACTACAATCGGCGGTTCAACACCTGCTGTTGGTACATTCAATACATTAAATACAGCAAACGCGGCTATCACAGGCGGTACATGGACTACGGCGGGGTCTATTAATTCTATATCAGTTACTACAATTGGATCTAATGCTACAGGAACTAAAACAATTTCAACCTCAACTCCAACTGGTGGATCAGACGGAGATATTTGGTATCAAGTAAGTTAATCTATGGAAAACATTAATTCAGCAGAAGCTACTGACCAAGAAATAAAAAAGTATTTAGATGAAGCCCCACAAGGCTTTACTGTTTCAGAAGAAGTAAGTAAAGATAGAACAGCTATTTGTAATGCTTGCCCTGAAAAAGTAACTACTTTAGGTATTGATCGATGCCAAGTATGTAACTGTTTAATAAAACTCAAAACAAAATTAACCTACACACAATGTCCAATAGATAAGTGGTAATATGCCAAAACTTTATGTAAAACAATCTGGTGTTTGGAAACAAGTACAACAACTATATGTTAAGCAATCAGGTACTTGGAAATCTGTTAATTATGCATTAATTAATCAAAGTGGTGTAGGCAAGCAATTTTATCCTGATACTGTAGGACCTACATCATATACCACTGTAGGAAGTTTTAGCTACACCGTTCCTCCCACAGTTACGCAGCTAAGTATTAATATGATTGCTGGTGGAGGTAGTGGTGCAGGTGGAGATGACTATGGTTCTGGCGGCGGTGGTTCTGGAGGCTATTATACAAATTACATTTATGCAGTATCTCCAGGACAAGTTATTACAGGTACCGTTGGTAATGTTAATGGTAACTCTACATTTGGTATATTAACTTGCACTGCTGGTGCAAACGGTCAAAGTGGCGGAGCCAGAGCAGGGGGCGCAGGGGGAAGTCCTGGTGGAACTGCAGGATCTGCTGGTGGAAATGTAGCTTACCCTGCTTATGCGGGTAATGGTGCAAGTTCTCCGTACGGTACAGGAGGTGCGGGAGGCGTTGGAGGTGGACCAGGGCAAACTGGTGCATCGGGTAATCCTGGTACAGGTTATGGCTCTGGTGGTGGTGGCGGTGGTAATAATCGAGGCGGCGGTTCTGGAACACAAGGTTTTGTTACAGTTACACCATTGAACGCTAATGTAACAACTTATTCTTCAGCAGGTACTTATACATATGTAGTGCCTAGTGGAGTTACTTCACTCACTGCTTCTTTAACAGGCGGTGGTGGTGGCGGCGCTGCGGGTAACGATGGAGGTTATGTACATTTTGGTTGGTCAGGCGGTGGCGGTGGATCAGGATATTATACATCGAATTCAGTGGCTGTAACTCCTGGTGAATCTTTAACTGTTACAGTTGGTGCTGCAGGTACTGGCGGTGCGGGTGGTTGTGGACCTGGTGGTGCTTCTGGAGGTACAGGAGGTACAACATCGTTAAGACGTGGAGCTACAGTATTATTAACTGTGAATGGTGGTAGTGGAGGTACTTCTCCTGGAGGTACAGGTGGATCAGGTGGTGCAGGAGGTACTGCAGGATCTAATGGTTCTAATACCCAAGGTACAGGTAGTGGTGGTAATGGTGGTGCATCTACTTATAGTGCTGGTGGTGCTGGTGGTCCTGGAGGCGGTTGTGGTAATGGCGCTGGATCAGCAGGATCTAATGGCTCTGGTGGAGGCGGCGGCGGTGCTCAAAACGGTTCATGTTGTGGACACCCTGGTGGCGCTGGTGGCGCTGGATATGTTTTAATATCTATTTAGTAGGAATTTAATATGAAAATATTAATTGGAGTTCTGATTACACTTTGTCTTATCTGGTGCGTACATAATGCTCACGCAGAAACGACCACAATCAATCAAAAAGGAATGCCTGTACCTAGCGCTATGGCACCTAGTATGTCTGCGTTTTCACAAGATGTTTGTGCGGTGCCTATTAGTGCAGCGGGTAATTTAGGTTTTATCTCTTTATCAGGTGGCACAGTTTTGCTTGATGAGAACTGCGTTAAGATTAAGTTAGCGAAAACACTCAACGATTTAGGACTTAAAGTGGCTGCGGTATCGGTGTTATGCCAAGATCCTAAAGTATGGGACGCTATGGAGATGAGTGGTTCACCTTGTCCTATGGGTGGAGCAGTGGGTTATACAGCTAAGAAAGCATGGTATGAAAAAGATCCTGAGAAGTTTAGAAAATTGTATGGTCCGAATTACACTCTTCCTACTCCTACTTCTACTAAGGAATAATGCATATGCTTGGTCATGTTCTTTTGCAAATACAGAAGAAGGCTGGTATCTTCAAGGATCGATGCAGTGTAATGGTATTGACACTCAGATTGCATTGCAACAACATTATTGCACTTGGTATAGACCGAATGATCCTTATTGCTCAATATATCAAGTCCCAGTTTGCAGCGCTCAAGTCGAGTATAGAACTTTGTCTTGCCCGATTAACCAAAGCGGTGCTATTAATGAAACTAGGTCTTATGAATGTTCTACACAAAGTTGGACAGGTTGGACAACAACTTCTAATAACTGTACGCCAAATCCTCCAACGTGTATTGAATCTACTGAAACGAGGCAACTAACATGTCAAGCTGGTTACGAAGGATTATTACAGGAACAAAGAACTTCGATATGTTCAGATCCATATGGTTTGCCAACTTGGACTTCATGGTCGACAATATTAGATACTTGCAAGATGACGTCGACGAACTTAAACAACCCGGCATCGCCAATCAGTCCGATAAGTCCGACGAATCCAAACAGTGTGTTGAACCAAGTCACAACTGCGCCCATCATCCCGCCAGAACCTGTAATTGTACAGGACATGACTGCATTGACAACGACAGTGACGGAAACACCAGCTACTTCGGTAGCCACAGTAAAAAGCGAATCAAGTGGAACGACGTCTGCACCAAGCCCCGTTATAAGTACTACGACGACGTCGGCTACCGTGAAAGCGCCAGAAGCACCGAAGGGTAAAGAAGTAGTACCAGGTTTTGGCATCGTATTATCGATGCAGATTTTAAACGCAGGCTACAATATGCAGCAAGCGCAAATAGAAGAATCAATTAAACTAATTCAGGAACAAGACTATGAGCGACAACAAAATATATTCATTGAATTTATCAGCGCAAATGATACTGGGGATTATCTTATCCGTGCTAGTGCCAATAGGTGGCGCAGTATATTACGGCATAACCCTCTTCAACGATTTGACAGGGACGATTGAGGAAGTTAAAAAGATGTCTAGTGTAGAAACTAGAATCACTGTATTAGAAGATAGAACTAAATCTATCGACAGACAACTATTAGAAGTCATGATGTCTAACAACAGATCTCTTGAAAAAGCAAATGATGCTTATGGTAAAGCTATTGAAGCTAATAGTGTAGCTAAATCCACTCAAGATAAAGTTGCTGACAATGTAAACAATGTCAAAGAAGAAATGAAACAATTACGTAAAGCGATGATTAACCCGCTTAATAACTAGGAGAAAAATATGCTGTCCATCTTATCCTCAATTCTCGGCTTCGCCACTGCAGGCTTACCTAATATATTAGGATTCTTTCAACAACGTGGTGATCAAAAACACGAAAGAGAAATGGCTCAATTACAAAATGCCCAAGCTTTGCTTATGGCAGAGAAAGGCTTTGTAGCTCAAGAAAAAATAGCAGCTATTGAATTAGAAGGTACGTACGCAGAAACGTACGCTCAAGAACGTGAAGCTTTATATGATCACGATAAAAAATTAGTGGAAGGTGGTTCTCAAACAGTTAAGAATTGGAATGCTATGGTAAGACCTGTAGTAGCATTTATCTTTGTAGGTGAGTTAGTACTTATTAATTTTGTATCGTTAGCGTGGGCTATGTATTCTGGTGTTGACTTTATTGTAGCTTCACAAGAAGTGTTCTCTACAGATGAAATGGCTATTGTAGCATCAATCATTGGATTCTACTTTGGTTCTAGAACTTGGGAAAAGAAATAAGTGAATGTATCAAAAGCTGGCATCGTTCTTATTAAACATCATGAAGGTGTGCGTAATCGCCCCTATCGTTGTCCTGCTGGGCTCTGGACTGTTGGCGTGGGTCATCTTATTGGGGACGGCAAATCTTTGCCTGAATCTTGGAATAGATTATTTTCGAAGGAAGAAATAGATGGAATTCTTAAATCCGACTTACGTCGCTTCGAGCTGGGAATACATAAGATGTTACCTAACGTGCCTCTTAGACAATGTGAATTTGATTGCTTGGTTTCTTTTGCCTTCAATCTTGGCTTGGGGACATTTCAAAGATCAACACTCCGTCAAGCGCTTCTTAGGGGCGATAAAAAGGCGGCTATGGAATCGTTAGTGAAATATTGTCGTGCAGGTGGTAAAATACTGAAAGGTCTACAAATTCGTAGACTAGATGAGAAAGCACTCTTTGAGGGTAAATAATGGCACTAAGTAAATTAGTATTTAAACCCGGTGTTAACCGAGATCAAACTAACTACGCATCA